TCAGCTTGTGCCTTAGACTCATCGGATGTCATTGGTTTATTTTCATCCTCCTCATCTCCATCCTCTTCATTAAAAAGTAAGTGATACTTATCCATGAAATCCTGTCTAAATGATAGGTACTCAGGTATGATACCATAGATATCATTGATACAGTACTCATCAAATAGTTCATGCCGGTCAAATGGATTGAACTCATAAGGCTCAAAGCTCAACTGCCCCCACTCATTAGTGGTATGTTGCCTGTACATGATAGATGCTATATGACAAAGATGCTTAATATAGTCATTGGCAAAGAAATACTCTAAGTCAATGAACTCCCCACATGTCAGCTTAGATAGTGGCTTGACCTTCCATTGCTCAATATCTCTCTTGTAGTTTTTAGATGGCTCAGAGTTAATGAATGTAATATCATTGAGCATATTACTAACCTCACTTACATCTAAGTCCTCAAGTTCATCTGAGCTCACTCCTGCAAGAGCTGAGAGTATCTCTATCTCTCTGGCAAATACCTCCTCAATAGAATATAACTCTCTTATCTCTTTAAACTGCAGGACATCAATCTCACTCCACGATTTCGGGAGCTTCATTTCTCTTGATTTCTTTAGACAATTTTTGTCCAATTTCTACTAAGTAAGGAACTGCTAACTCTGACTTGAGCTCTCTTATCATTTTTGACTTATGCTTGATATGAGTAGTGTCATAGTGTTCAGCTTTGCTTAGGTCATCTCTCTTGAATAAGATAGCTAACATCTCAGAGATGTATCCTTTATGCCTTGAGTTCATGACCTTCTCAATATGTTTAGTGTCTCTCACTGATAACTTGAACTCCTCACCTTCAAAGGCTGTGTACTTGTATCCATCAAGCTCAATAGTTGACTGTAGTTCTGGCTTACCTTTGATGTTGTTAAAATCCTTGACATAAGTTTTGAACTGTTCAATGGTGGTATGCTCAAAGTCATTCTCAGTAATACCAAACAACTCAAATACTTTAAGATGTTTTTCAATAGCATCTAAGTCCTGTTGTGCATGGATAGATGTGATATCCTCAAACTGTTGCACTGTTAACTCCTTCAATTGATTAGGAATTTCTTTGTCTAAAATTTTTACCATAGATTTTAATTTTTAACAAATATAACACTATTTACAATATAGGCATGGATAGACCTGTCTATAAGATAACTATTGACCCTGAGTACTCTGATGGGGAGGAGTTAGGTATTGAAATGATTGCCTTCACTGCCAAGCCTGCTATTAAGGTAAAGGGTATGGCATTCAATCAAGCTACTCCAATGACCTTTAATGATGACATTAAGATGCGTATTGTAGCACCTGCTATGATACCAATGTCAATCTATCGTAGAGATGAGGATGGCACTGAGTATGATGTGCTATTCACAGAGGAGGTCATTGAGTCTATTCATGCTAAGTTCATGCAGAACCTACAGAACAAAGATATCTTTAACTTAGAGCATGAGGCAGAGGAGAAAGTCCCTGCTTACATCCTTGAGGCTTGGATAGTTGAGAACCCTAAAAAGGACAAAGCATTCACTACCTATGGTATTGAAGTACCTAAGGGAACTCTAATGCTAACAAGTCAAGTAACTGATAAGGAATACTATGATAGCCTTGTTGAGTCAGGTCAAGTAGGGTATTCTATTGAGGGATTCTTAGGACTTAAACTATCGGAATTATTAAAACTAAATACAATGAAGTTACCTGATGGAGAACACTTGATTGAGGATAAAATCTATGTTGTAAAAGACGGAGAGGTTATCGAGATCAAAGACAAAGAAGAACTGGCAGCAGAAGAACCTGCCACAGAAGAGGCTGAGCAAGAAGCTGAGACTACAGTTGATGAAGCTGCTGAGGATGTGCAAGAGGAAGAGGCAGATGCTGCCGCTGAGGATGTTGAGATGGCAGTTGATGTTACTACTGATGCTGAGGCTGTACTTGCAATAGTATCACCTGTGATTGAGGAGCAAGTTAATCAACTACTTGCTATCATAGCTGACCTTAAGAACCAAATGGAGGAGTACTTAGCTCCAAGAGATGAGGAGATTGAGGTTGAGGCTAAGAACCAAAAGATGAGCTCAAGAGAGCTATTTAAAGAATTTGTAAAATTTTCAAAAACCAAATAAAATGAACCGTAATTTAAAATTTAATTTAGAGGTTGAGACTAACGCATTATTGTGTGCCAACCCTGAGGAGTTCTACTCCAAAGCATATCTTCAATCTGAGGATATTGCATCTAACTTTCGCTCTTTACCGGGCATCAAGTCTAAAACTAAGTTAGCCAATGTAACTTTTGGTAACATCTTACAAGCATCTACTTGTAATTTCACTGCTCCTAATGATTCATTAGATGCAGTTGATATCGATGTATGTCCTTTGTCAGCTATGGCTCAATTATGTCAGTTTGACTTAGAGCAATCATTCTTAGCATTGCAAATGGCAAAAGGATCTAATGGTGATTTCACTGTTGCATCTTTTATGTCATACTACTGGAATGAAATGGCAATGACTATCGGCCAAGATATCGAGTTGTTGAGATGGCAGGGAGATACAGAGTCTGAGGATGATTTATTGTCTTTGTGTAATGGATACTTGAAAGGACTTTGTGGAGATGAGGCAGTGAATGGATTGTATGCAGGTGCTATTGATACATCAAATGTACTTGACCAATTGAGTGCTACGCTTGCTCTTGCTCCTTCAACTATTAGCAGAAGAAAAACTGAGTTAAGATTTTATGTATCTACTAATGTGGCTAATGCTTATGAGCTTGCTGCTGCACAAGGTAACACTTTGACTTATGTTACTACTCCATTAGGTTTAACATTCTTAGGGATCAATGTAGTTGTTTGTGAAGGTATGCCAGATAACACTATCTTGTTGACTTTGAGAAATAACCTTATCTATGCATTTGATGCAGAGGGTGATGACAAAGCATTGAAAGCTGTTAACTTATCTGATTCAGTTGCTGAGCCTTATTTAAGAACTCGTGCTAACATGAAAGTAGGTTTCCATTATGTTAACCCTGCAGAGATTGTTTTGTATAACGTTTGTTTCGACTAATCTCTCCCTTATATATAACGGGGGTAGAAATGCCCCCTATTTTTAAACACTAAAAAACAACTAAAATGAGCTGTGCAACTTTAGAAACAATTTTAAAAAGCTGTGACAATAACTCAGGAGGTATCTATAAGTTCTATGTAAACCAACAAGATAACATCCAATCTATCTCTACAGATGAGACAGGAACTAATTGGATTGTTGATGGTATTACATTTATACCTACAGCTGACCCCTTCATTGAGTTAGAGTTCAGAAGAAACGTATCCTCATTTACAGAGGACTCTGCTATTGATTTAATTAATGGCTCAAGCTATGTAACTGCAACTATCAATTTGATGTTCCATAGAAGAGATCAAGAGAAATCAAAAGCTATTAAAGTATTAGGAGCAGGACAACAGTACTTAGCAGGTATTGTTGAGGATGCTAATGGTAAATATTGGTACTTCCCATTTTTGCAATTATCTGCAACAGGTGAAGGATCAGGAACTACAAGAGCAGATGGCTCTAAGTACAGTGTAACACTTGTAGCTGAGAATGAGTTTTTGGCTTATGAGGTTGATGCTACTATCATACCAAGTCTCCTTTAATCTTGCCATAGATTATAAACTAAGAGCCTCACTTCGGTGGGGCTTTTTTAATAATTATTTCTTTGAGATACAATATAGGTATGATATATCTTGAGAAGGATACAGTTAACACCTTTGTGTTGACACTTACAGAGGTTACAACAATCTCTAATCCTTACTATTTATTTGAATTTGAGGATGAGTTTGACACTACAGCTAACCCTATCTATTGGCAGGGAGTTGATAGTTCCTCATGGCCTTCAAGATATAACCTATTTACTATCGATGAGCCTACTGATATAGACTTTATTAAGGGACAATACAGATATAAAGTATATGAGAGTCCTACTCCAACAGTTGATCCTACAGGATTGACTATGATAGAGGAGGGCCGCATGGTAGTGGCAGGGATACAAACTAATTCAATCTATGACTAATGGCATGGTATAACAGATTTATAGGCAGCAAGCCACAAGCAACAGAAGTAGTGGAGGGATATCAGTCCTTCTCTACTCCATTTCAAAAGGTAGGAGGAGCTAACCTATCACTCCCTTATGTTAATGGCCGCTATCAGATAGCAGGATACATTCCATTTGGGCAGGATAATCTCTATCCAGAGTTACTTAATCAACTATATTACTCATCACCTTTGCATGGTGCTATCGTTGACTTTAAGACTAACTCAGCAATAGGTGGAGGATACACTATTGAGACTGAGAAAATGTCTCAAGAGGATAAACTCAAGTTATATACCTTTGAGAGAAAGCTCAAGTTAGGTAAAACAATCAGAGCCATAGCTCAACAGTTGATAGTTCACCATAGAGTGTACTTCAAACTATGCTACAATAAGAAAGGAGAGATATATAAAGTTGAGAACATCTCACCTGAGAGAGTTAGAGTGTCAAGAGATAAAGAAACATACTTCCTTTGTGATGATTGGACAGCTCGAATTGATGTGAGAGAGATTAAAAAGTATCATCCTACTAATACTGACCTTGAGCAACTATATTGCTATGAGTTAATGACATTAGGCCAGGAGTGGTATCCTTTGCCTCAGTACACATCTGCTTTGAACTTTGCATTTTTGAGTGGTGAGCTAAGTTACTTCGCTAAGAGTAACATTCAAAACTCAATATTCCCATCCTTTGCTATGATGTTCCCTAAGAGACCACAGTCAGAGGAGGAGAAACACATGATTAAGCAGACCATTGATAGGTTGAAAGGAGCTGCTAATGCAGGTAAGGCTGTTGCATTCTTTGCTAATAATCAAGATCAGTTACCTAAGATTGAAAGCCTACCAACTAACAGCAATGATAAGTTGTTTCAAGAGGCATCAAGCCTTAACACTGAGCAGATATGCTTTGCTCACACAATAGATCCCATCCTTATGGGAGTTCGCACTCAAGGATCTCTTGGATCAGGTAGTGATATCAAGCAGGCTTATGTTGTATTTGAGAAAAATGTAGTCATGCCATTGAGGAGACAAGTTGAGGAGATAGTTAATGAGATAATGACCATTGCTAAGATACCGGGCAAGTTCTCAATTAACAACTTTCAGATCATTAATGAGACAATCATAGAGCTTGAAGGTGATACCTCTAAGACATCAGATGCTTTGAACTCATTGAGTCCATTAGTAGCTACTAAGGTACTTGGAAGCATGACACCTAATGAAATCAGAGCACTGGCTCAACTGCCTCCAATAGAGGGAGGTGATGTTATACCAACTGAAACACCTGCACCATGATATACTTTATAACAGAAACATATTTAAAGACTAACACACCTATCACAGCCAATGTTGATGTAACAGATGTTACTCCATACATAGCAACACAGGCCCAGCTCAGAGTTATGCCTATCTTAGGCACTACATTCTACAACTATCTACTAACTAAGTACAATGCTCAAACATTGACTAATGATGAGGAGGCACTTGTGGCATATATTCAACCTGTCATAGCTTGGAGAAGTGCAGAGGATGCTGTATTTGGCTTGACATATCAACTTAAAAACAAAGGACTGCAGACTCAGTTTGGGGATTTCTCAAGTTCAGTAACTCGATCAGAGGTGGCCTTTGGGATGGAGCACTACGCACAAAAGGCTTCATTCTTTGAGACCAGGTTAACAAGATACTTGATAGCTAATAAGGATTTATATCCTGAGTTCACAGCAGAGGTGAACAGAGATACTGACCTAAGACCTATGATTGATCATTGTGGTTGCAACTGTGGAGAGGTGTGTAGATTTGACTGTCCTTGTGGAGGATTTAGAGAGAATGGATATAATAACAGCATATTGATTTTGTGATGGGATTTAATGAAGTAGCATTTACAGTAATAACAATACTCATATCCGGCATAGGGTATTTTTTAAAGAGTTTACATAATGACTTAAGAAGTGTTATGAAGGAACAAAAGGATATAATTGAGACTCAAGGAAGGCTCAAAGGCAAGATTGAACTTGTTGATAATGAGGCAAGGTTTAAATATGAAGCCATTGAGAAAATGACACAACTTGAAATCAAGCATCTTGCTGAGCAGATAAGTGAGCTCACTCAATCAGTTAAGAAACTAATAGAAATAAATTTAAGATGACATTAGCACAAAGATGGAACGCTCCCACTCCAAAATTCTGGAAGAGAGTACAACAGGCAGCCATTACAGTGGGTGCAATAGCAGGAGTTATCCTTGCTGCACCTATCACACTACCTGCAGCGGTCATAACTGTGGCAGGATATGTAGCAACAGCAGGAACAGTAGCAGCAACAATATCACAATTAACTG